CGCACTTCCGCCCGTTGAAGGTTACTGTTCCAGCGACTTGGTAAGTCGTTGAGCAGCCTCCTTGTTCGGGTTTGTAAACCGAGGACCCCAGAACCCATCGGTACCATCGGGACATCCCGCGGTACTGTCGACGCGACCACGCGAGCAGATTCGAGCAACCACCTCTTGTAGAGGTTATTACTCGTCTCAATCGTGGCTGCTACTGATTCTGGGTTACCACTGTTCGGGGTGTTCCAATAGACGGGCGTCACATCGACGCCCCCAAAGGAATCTACACCACAAGACTCTCTGAACCTTCCGGTCCAGAAACTCTTCGAGGTGTTTACTTTGAAGTGTAACAGCTCCAAAGCTCCGAACAGCAGCTCCCGACTGTCTACAGGGACGATCAAATCGTCCCCGTATACGGCCACCTCATCGACGAGAGCTAAAATCTCGCTGTATCGCATGGGCCTGTGTCGTGCTTCCAGCACGGAAGACAGGCAAATGCACAGAAAGATGATACTCTCGACCGGAAAGGTGCAGGCGTTCCCCATCGTGCAGAATTTCCTTAAATCCAGGAACTCGCTCACTTTACGTGAGTAGAGCTGCTGGACACGACGGGTCCTGCATGCTTTTAAGCTGAGTAGAAGCCTAGGGTTACCCCTAAACATCTGCCCAACAGCATGACAGGTAACGCGATCGCTCGCAGCCGATAAATCGACTGTAGCAAGCGATCCACTAGAGGCCCCAAGCGTACACAAGCGTTGGTTATGGCTTTGATCGCGATAGCGAATGAAGTCATGTATCCAACAATTGTGGGAACGCTCGTCAAAGTAGTGCCATATATTTTGTTGGCACCACTGATGCGCGCTCGGTTCCGCGGCGATAAGCCGTGGTTTCGAGTAGGACTTCGGTACAGCCACCATTCGAGAGTAAGGTTCTTGCGAACCAAGACCCTCGAGACGGTGACTGTCGTGGGCCCAACTGCTAAGGCTATGGTAACCATAGTCGGCAATTGGGAACGCGTTCTCCAGTGCAGAACACCAGTTCTTCCAGCAGTACTTGTTGGAAGGCCCAGTGGACTCTGAAATAGCGCCTGGTCCGTGTCTGAACTGCCAATCAGACGGATCGTAAGATCCGAGACTGGCGGTAACAAAACCTGACACGAAGTCAAGTCTTGCCAGGAATCTTGACAGTCGCTTGCGGTCACCCGCAGGCGCAAGTTCAACTCTGGTGCGATAAAGTTCTGATCTACTAAAACCAATGTAGGTCTCCTTTACTGCTTCCAGTGAAAAACTCGGGTCCGACCAGAACGAATCTGGCTCCGGCAGACCCCTATCAACCTCGGCGAACGCCTCGACTTCTCGAGCGACGTTTGCCTGGCTACAAGGCACAGTTGCCTTCTTCGCGACAAATAGAATCTGTCGTAAGAAGAATACAGCCTGTACGTCATAGTCATCCTTCAGAGAACCGCTTTCGTCAAAAACGAGTAAGTAGAGTCCCCGAAGAAACTTCGGGATCACTACTCTGTTAGAATACCTCCCCGTGAGGGGAAGTCCTGACAGTTTGTACTCGCCGTTGGCTAGACACCTATCAAGGTGCTTTCCAACTGCGGGGAGGTCGACCAGATAAACTGGTAAACCTCTTTGCTCGACGGAAGCTCGAAGACGGGTGAGATCTCTCTCGAATTCCGCCCTCAGCGTCGGGTAGGCCCTCGAAGCGTCCTTAAAAAGTGCTTCGTAGACCTTGCTCAAGTCCCTTTCATGGCTCTTAGACATACGGAGGTTATCCCTTCGAAATGTCCCATGAGCCCGGACGACGAACCAGCATCAACTAGTCTCGTAGCCTCCTAGGCTACGATTCGTTGTTGAGCAGACCCGTTAGCAACGCGTTGCTACTGACGATGATCTTGTCAGCGACAGCATCAGCGAGCGCTACCGAGGTGTGTGAGGACAAAACCTCCCACACGAAGTAAAACTTCTCATAGAACTCCAGAACGGCACCAGAAGCGAAGGTCGTTTTAGTGACCTCAACATTATGGCGCTCATACTGCTGCCCATCAGCCTTCTTGGCCGGCTTGGTATGCCGGACGAAGACACGATAGAGCACAGTGGAGTTCTTGTACTGGTACTCCGATGAGTACGAG